GGAGTCCTGAAAATTTCAAGCCCGGTAAACCTCTGACCAATACAGAACATCTGGAAACTGAGCTAGGTGATCTTTTATGCATGATAGAAATTTTATATGATCAGGGCATGATCAAAGCCGAAGCCATAGAACAGGCCATGCAGAACAAACGCGAAAAACTTAAAATTTACAGCAGGATTTATCATGAAAGTTAAACTAATCAGCTATTCACAGGCATCCAAGGAGATGCTAGAAACCTATGATAAGCACATTATACCCGATGTACAGGACCTCATTGCCTATTGCGCCCGAGTCTCGAACCCAAACAACCAATCCAACACAGAAACCACGGACCGATTACTCAGATACCTCATCCGGAACCAGCACTGGTCACCCTTCGAAATGGTCAGCGCCTGTCTCGAAGTTACCACCACACGAGACATTGCCCGACAAATGCTCCGACATCGAAGCTTTACCTTCCAGGAGTTCAGCCAGCGATACGCTGACCCTACTAAGGACCTCGATTTTGTTCTTAGAGAAGCAAGGCTACAGGACACCAGCAACCGACAGAATTCCATCAAACTGGATCTCACAGACCCAGAAAGTCGAGAGCTGAACAATCTCTGGATAGAAAAACAGCAAAAGGTTCTTCGAGTAGTCCGTGCTGCGTATGAATGGGCTACGTTCAACGGCATTGCCAAAGAGCAGGCCCGTGCAGTTTTGCCAGAGGGCTTGACAGTTAGCAGGTTATATATACATGGCACCATTAGAAGCTGGATTCATTATTGTGAACTACGTAGCGCTCATGGTACGCAGCTCGAACATCAGGAAATCGCTCGGGCCTGTGCAGACGTTATATCTAAAGTATTTCCTTTGATGAATCATATCAGGAGTGATGATGAACACAAGGCTTGATGTGGCTACGTTTATGCGAGCCGGTCAACAGAATGTTGACACCATGAATGCTGGATTTTATCCGGGACGTTTGACTCAGGCCGATCTGTACATGGATCTAGTCACTGAGGAATTCAATGAATTAACTCAAGCAGTCATTAAAAAAGACATTGTCGAGACTGCCGATGCCTGTGCAGATCTAATCTGGGTAGTTGAAGGACTCATGTACAGCCTGGGCATAGATCCGCAGACAGTATGGGACGAAGTAGCCCGTTCCAATCACAGCAAAACCGTCGATGGCATGCTCATCAAGCGTGAAGATGGTAAGGTACTAAAGCCTGCATCATATTCACCACCCAACATACAAAGAGTACTGGGACTATAATACATGTGGCAAATCACCTATATGCTAGGGTTCTTACCCGAATGGTTATGGACAGCTTTGTTCTTTGTTGGTGTTGCTCTGCTGATTGCAGCGCAATTTCTCCGAGCATTGCCCAGCATAGCTGCATATAGATATCCCATTGTTATGGTTGGTGGCTTCAGCCTCATGCTAAGCATCTGGCAATTGGGCGCAGCCAGCAATGAAGCCAAGTGGCAGGAACGCATCAAAGAAGTCCAAGCACAGCTAGATGCAGCCAAAGCAGAAAGTGCTGCCATCAACGATAAACTCAAGGCCGAACAAGCCGAAAAAGCCAAAATTGCCGAACAGAAAAGCCGAACCGTAGTACAGTATGTTGACAAATTCCGTGATCGTGAAGTACTCAAGACTGTCGAAGGTCCTGAGCGTGTCAAGATTGAAAAAGTCATAGAGTACGTTGAGAAATGCCCAGTCCCCAAGGAGCTACTAGATGCACACAATGCAGCTGCCAAACGTGAGGGCATGAAATGAGAGCCATGATCATACTATTTTGCCTGTTATTTTCGGGTTGTAGCCTGTTCCAGAAGCAGCCTGTTCCCATGGTACCAGATTTTCCACAGCCCTACAGCACCGAAAAGTGCAAGCAGCTCATGACCATCGAAGGCGATCAGGTACCCATGACCGATGTGCTTAAAGTAATCGTGGAAAACTACAAACTATATTATTATTGTTCAGACATGGTAGATGGCTGGAATGATTGGTACAAACAACAGCGCGATGTCTACGAAAAGCTCGGTAAGGATAAGAAATGAAAAAGCTCGTAATAGTATTCACAGCACTTATGCTTTCGGCCTGCGTTGTCAACAAAGAGCAGATGTATTATGATACGGCCAAGAGCATCAGCAAGGACAACACCATGGCTCAGACAGCTTGCTGGAGTGCCATCAGTGAAATAGCCAAAAGTGGCGATAGCGGTGCCAAGGTAGGAGCAGTTGCCCTGGCAGATAAATGTAAGAACGAACCCATTAAGATTGAAGCGCCCAAGCGTAACTGGCTGGGCTTGTGATCTAGAAAAACAACAACGGAGCAGTATATGACCCCAGCTACGGTACATGGGATCAGGATGGATCTTTCTCGCGACGATCTGTTCGATGATCTGGGACGCATGCGTCTCAAAGAAAGCTACATGCGTGAAGAAGAAAACAGTCCACAGGAAAGATTTGCATATGTCTCAGCAGCGTTTGGAAGTAATCCAGAGCACAGTCAGCGTCTTTATGATTATAGCTCTAAGCATTGGCTTAGCTATAGCACTCCCATACTATCATTTGGACGTTCAAAGCGTGGTCTCCCTATCAGTTGCTTTTTACCTTATCTGGATGATAGTGCTGAAGGTCTGGTCGATACTCTATCAGAGGTCAACTGGCTCAGCATGCTCGGCGGAGGCATAGGCATTGGCATCGGTATTCGTAGTGCTGATGATAAGTCTGTTGGCGTTATGCCTCATCTACGCACATATGATGCTAGCTCGCTTGCCTACAGACAGGGCCGAACACGTCGTGGCTCATATGCTGCTTATCTGGACATATCTCACCCTGATATTCATATGTTCCTGGACATGAGAAAGCCTACGGGTGATCCCAACATGCGAGCGCTTAATCTGCATCATGGCATCAACATCACCGACGATTTCATGCACATCGTTGAACGATGCATGATGGATCCAACGGCCGATGACAGCTGGCATCTGCGTGATCCCAACAATGGCGAAATACGAGAAACCGTAAGTGCTCGTCAGCTCTGGCAAACCATTCTAGAACTCAGAATGCACACCGGTGAACCCTATCTGCATTTCATTGATACCAGCAATCGACACATGCCAGAGTTTCAAAAGAAACTAGGACTGAGCATCAAACAAAGCAATCTATGCAGCGAAATCATCCTGCCAACAGACAAGGATCGCACGGCTGTATGCTGTCTGAGTTCAGTAAACCTAGAGTACTATGATGAGTGGAAAAACAATAAACAGTTCCTCCGTGATGTTGCTGAGATGCTTGATAATGTTTTACAATATTTCATTGATCACGCACCTAGTTCCATTTCCCGAGCCGTTTACTCTGCTAGCCGTGAACGTTCTATTGGCATTGGAGCCCTAGGATTTCATGCTTACCTCCAAAAAGTACAAGTCCCGTTCGAATCAGCCTTGGCTGTAAGTAAAAACAAACAGATGTTCAAACATATTCGTGAAGGATTAGATCATGCAAATATCGAACTGGGAAAAGAAAGAGGCGAGGCTCCTGATGCTGTTGGTACAGGTAAGCGTTTTAGCCACATGCTTGCCATTGCTCCTAATGCTTCAAGTTCCATTATTATGGGCAACACTAGTCCCTCCATTGAACCTTATCGTGCTAATGCTTATAGACAAGACACTCTTTCAGGTGCTTTTCTGAATAAGAATAAGTGGTTAGATTATATTATAAAGGAAAAATGTCATGCCGATGCTAAGTTGGACTACAACGAAATCTGGTCAAGTATCATCGCCAACGATGGAAGTGTTCAACATCTGGAGTTCCTTGACGACTGGACCAAAGATGTTTTCAAGACTTCCATGGAAATTGACCAAAGATGGGTCATACAACATGCCGCTGATCGCCAGACCCATATTGATCAAGCGCAAAGTGTCAATCTCTTTTTCAGACCCGACTCAAACATCAAATACATACATGCAGTACATTTCATGGCATGGAAGCAAGGACTCAAAACGCTTTACTACTGCCGCTCAGAGAAGATTGGCAAAGCTGATAAAGTCTCTAAGCGCATCGAAAGACAGGTAATTCAAGAGATAGATATGAAGGCTCTGGCCGAAGGGACTGACTGCCTAGCATGTGAGGGATAAATCATGAGTAAGATTGTTCTTTTAAAAGATGTCTATGAACTCAAAGAACAAAAAGAAAGAGAGCTGGCTTTTTACAAGGAAAAGCTAGCCGAGCTGCAGGAGAAAATGTATTGGGTTGAGCGCGAACTGCGTTTAACCAAGGATATTATTAAGATGATCCAAGAAGAAAAACTAACCAACATAGAGGCGCGGGATGAAACTACTTAAGTTTTACGGCGAGTGGTGCGGGCCCTGCAAGACGCAGAACAGCATCATAAAGAATTTAGGTTCTAGAGTAACCATACCCATCGAAGAAATAGACATAGACGAAAAATTTGATCTGGTAAAAAGCTACAAAGTAACCTCAGTACCCACCATGATCATCATCGATGAGAATGGCGAAGTAAAAAGACATACCGGTGTATTAAAAGAACAACAATTCCTAGAGTTCATCCAAAATGCCTCCTAAAAAACCAGCCACACTGCTGACCAACGAACGCAACAACTTTAAGCCCTTTGCCTATCCCTGGGCCTATGAAGCCTGGCTCAAACATGAGCAGAGTCACTGGCTGCATACCGAAGTACCCATGCTGGAAGATGTCAAGGACTGGAAAAATCGCCTCAACGAACACGAGCGCAAGTTCCTGACCAACATTTTTCGTTTCTTTACGCAGGGCGACATCGACGTAGCCGGTGGCTATGTTAAAAACTATCTGCCCTACTTTCCTCAGCCCGAAGTAAGAATGATGCTGTTGGGCTTTGCGGCTCGGGAAGCCCTGCACATTGCTGCCTATAGTCATCTCATCGAGAGCCTGGGCATGCCCGATACCACCTACAATGAATTCCTGCAATATTCAGAGATGAAGGAAAAGCATGATTACCTTCTGGATCTCAGCTCGAAAAATGGTACTAAGGAATCTACAGCCGCACACATCGCAGCATTTAGCGCGTTTACGGAAGGCATGCAGCTCTTTAGTAGTTTTATCATGCTGCTTAATTTTCCTCGCCACGGAGTCATGCGTGGCATGGGTCAGATAGTGACCTGGAGCATTGTGGATGAGACACAGCACACCGAGAACATGATCAAACTGTTCCGTACCTACATCGAAGAAAACAAAGAGATCTGGAATGACGATCTTAAATCTCGAATCTATACCATTGCCACTAAGATGGTGGATCTGGAGGATAAGTTTATTGACCTGGCATTTGGCGTGGCACCTATGGCTGATCTGGACCGTAGTGACGTTAAATCTTACATCCGCTATATTGCTGACCGTCGCCTTATTAGCCTGGGCCTTAAGGGAATCATGAAGGTTAAGAAGAATCCCTTGCCTTGGGTCGAAGAAATGATCAATGCTCCCACACATACTAACTTCTTTGAAAACCGTGCTACGGACTATGCCAAGGGTGCCCTGAGTGGCGATTGGTCGGACGTCTGGGGGCGTGCAGCCTAGATCGGGCAAAGTTGTACCAGATAAATAAACTAATATACCCATATCTGGAATGCTAACATGGATCTAAAAAAATTCATAGCCTTTAATTCCGAAGCCAAGTCCGAGGCGCATGATCCGGCAGTGCTCGAGAGCTATGCCCGTAGCCTGGAAGTTGTAAACGAGAACCTGGGCAAGATGCTGCTCATGAGTGCTGAGATTGAAAAGATCCGTGAAGATCTCAAGCATGTAGTCAAAGAAGGCGAATTCAAAGGCGCCATGGTGGCCCTGCTCAGTCAGATAGAACCCTTGCGAGAAGAAATTGCTCGCCAGGTCAATACCGAAGTGCAGGCCATCCGAGAAAGTTTTCGTACTCTAACCACCAAGACCACCAGTCTACAGAAGCTGGTCGACGAAGCCGTTGACCAGCAAAACCTCCGCATCATCAATCACTTTGAGACCCAGGAACAGAAGCTTCTGGATCTGCGCCAGGCCGTAGAAGACCGTGCCGATCTTGGTCCCATGAAGACCAAACTGGAGCACGTAGCCGAGGATGTCGACTATCTCAAAAAGCTAGACATCTATGACAATCTCAATGCCACTCAAGAAGCCGCAGTGGCTCTGGGTCAGCACATAGACGACATCGATGGCAATGTGGTCAAGTTGGCCAAGGAAATACTAGAGTTCAAACAGGACATGCTGGACACCAGCCTGGTGCTGGAACGTTCAACCAATGCTCGCTACCAGGAAGCCCTGGAAGCTCTGGATGAGAATTTGCGCAATGTTACCACCCTGCAAGAAAATCTGCAGGACATAGAAAAGCGCTATGATGATCTAAACAAAGAGCTTACTGAAAGCAATCTAGCACATGATGTAGCCACCGCAGAGCTAGGCAAGGTGTTGGAGAACATTCAAAAGGCCAACCACGAACATGCTGAGGTACTGGACGAGCAGGTCACGCACATTGTAGGCAACATTACCACACTCAAGCAAGAGCTAGATGCACTAGGTCAGGGACTGGATCAAGGCACCGAAGCTCATGCACAATCCGTAGCACGCATCCAAGAACTAACCACTCACATACCTCGCCTGGATGCCAGAATCGATGAGCATGTTGGTTTGGTTGAACAGGAAATAAAGAGTCTGAGCAAGACTCTATTAGAACAAAATACTCGCATACAGGATTCACATCGTGACCTCAAGGCCCAGGTAGCCAAGGTCATTACCGATGGTAAAATGCTATTAGAACGAGAACAGTCTCGCATCGACGGTGATACCTTGTTCGAAGATCGCTATGACCGCATCATCAAACGCGTTGAAGAAGTCGAAGGCATGCTGGCTGACATTGATGCCAAGACCGAGCATAACGATGTAATCTATGAACACGTACGCACCAGTTCGGATCGTTTGGATGCTCATGCTGATAGATTGATGCAGAAACTGCAAGAGACTGCCAACCAATCCATCAGTGATCTCAAGAAAAAGACCAAACTACTCAATGAAGCTGCCCCTACGGACATTGCAGGCATCAATGCCGGACTAGGCGTAGACACTCGCGACCTAGACAAAAAGTTTGTTACCTTCCAGCAGCTCCGCGATCACTATAGACAGTTTGTGGATCGCGTACAACGTCAACTAGCCGAAAACATCGGCGGTGGCGGTGCTCAGTTCCTATGGGACCTGGACGATGTAGACATTAATACGGTTCGATATCCTGGCAATGGAGAATTGCTGATCTGGAGCGGCGCTCTTAGGAAGTGGATATCAGGCAATGCCTTTACCATCAGTACAGTGCAAGGCAACTTGACTGTTCAGGAAAGCATCGAAGTGCTGGGCAATGCCAACATCTATGGGTTCCTGACTGTCGGTGGCAACATCATCCTGGGTGATGCCACTACGGATAATTTTACCCTAGGTGCCGATGTAAACAGCGACATCCTACCAGATGTAAGCAGCACGTATAACCTTGGTTCAGTGTCACAGACCTGGGGCAACATACATGTTGACAGTGTTTATGTAGACAATCTTTGGGCTGCTGGCAACATCATGCCCGCAACCGATAATGTGCATGATCTGGGCAATGCAACGCATCGTTGGCGAGACCTTTATCTAAGCGGCAATAGTTTGTACATTGGTACTACGTCGTTTCACGATACCGGGGCACAACTAGAAATAAAATACAATGGTAACGTAGCACTTAGATCAGACACCACAGGCAACATCAGAGCCAACTTATTCATAGGCGACCTAGATGGTAGGGTCAGCAACATAGCCAACCACACCACAGATGCACTGCGAGAAGGTACAGCCAATCTCTATCATACTGTTGCTAGAGTCAGAACCAATATCTTTGCTGGTACGGGTGTACTGTACAACAATGTCACAGGTCAGATAAGAATCAGCCAGAACGTCGACCCTGAGGTAGACGTACAGTTTAGCAATGTTACCATTACGGGCAATCTTAATGTCCTGGGTGCAGCAGCTAACTTCGAAGCAAATATCCTGAACGTTCAAGATCCCAGCATTATCTTTGGCGATGGCAATCCCAGCGATACCTATGATCTGGGCATACATGGAGAATATGTCAGCTCTGGTACACGTTACAGTGGATTGTTCAGAGATGCCAGTGCCGACGGACGCTGGAAACTCTATGCCAATCTTACCAACATGCCACAAAACTTTGTGGACACATCCAGCATCAGTTTTAATTTTGCCAACCTAGAACTTAATCACGTTCATGGCAGAGTTACTTTAATAGATAACTTTACTACTACGGATCTGGTCGAAGGGGCTAACCTATACTTTACCAATACCCGAGTATGGGCCAATGTAGGTACCAACATTGGTAACCTTAATAGCTGGGTCAGCTCCAACAGCAGCAACATTGGCAACATCAACAGCTGGCTGCGTACTACTAATAGCAATGTTGGCAACCTAAACGCCTGGACTAGTTCCAACAGCAGTAACATTGGCAACCTAAACGCCTGGACTAGTTCCAACAGCAGTAACATTGGCAACATCAACAGCTGGCTGCGTACAACCAACAGCAACATCGGCAACATCAACGGTTGGGTAAGTTCCAATAGCACCAACATCGGTAACCTTAATGCCTGGACCAGTAATAATAGTGCCAACATTGGCAACATAAACACTTGGCTAAGAACCATAACCACCACTGGCGTTGCCGAAGGTGCTAACCTGTACTACACTGATGATCGTGTATGGGGTAATGTTGGTACCAACATCGGTAACCTAAATGCCTGGGTCAGCTCTAATAGTACCAACATTGGCAACCTTAATAGTTGGGTTAGCTCCAACAGCAGCAACATCGGTAACCTAAATGCCTGGACTAGCTCTAATAGTACCAACATCGGTAACCTAAACGCCTGGACTAGTTCCAACAGCAGTAACATCGGCAACCTAAATAGTTGGGTCACCAATGTATACACCAGCATACCCACCAGCGCCAACAACATCAACAGCATAACCACCCTGGCAGCTCCAGCTACTACGGGCGATGCTGGTACAGCTGGCGAAGTAAGATTTGATGGTAATTATTTCTATGTGTGCATAGCCAGCAATACCTGGCGACGCGCTAACCTACATACCTGGTAAGGATGAACATGAGTTTTGTTGATGAACGTCTTAAAATCTGTAGCACCTGTCCTGAATATCGACCTCTGGCCCTGGGCATGTCACAATGCCAGGCCTGTGGTTGTGTGATCCAAATGAAGGCCCTGGTACCCTGGGCCAGCTGTCCAAAAAATCTCTGGCCTTCGTCTGACAACATCAAACAACAGGAAATCGATGACATCATCATCAACGATGTTGCCATGGGCCGCATGAACGGCGCACACGACACTCCCTATGGTCAGCACCTGGAACGACAGTTTACCGAACGTTTCGGAGCCAATGCCGACATCAACGCACTCTGGATGGACCTTGTTGATCGGAGAAGTCGTGCCAACTAAGTGGGATGGTGCTCACATGCAGGCAGCACATGTCTATGCTGGCCTGAGCTCGGCTCGACGTTTGAAGGTGGGTTGTGTGTTGGTTCGAGACGATCGCATCATTGGCATAGGCTACAATGGCATGCCCGCTGGCTGGGACAACAATTGTGAGTCTCTTGAACCCGATGGTTCCTTGCAGACCCGACCCGAAGTCCTGCACGCAGAATCAAACGCCATAGCCAAGCTGGCCCGATCAACCGAAAGCGCATCCGGAGCAACATGCTATGTTACGCATGCCCCGTGTCTGGACTGTGCCAAGTTGCTGTACCAGGCCGGCATAACAAGAGTGATCTATGGCATGGCCTACAGAGATACCAGGGGCATGGATTTTCTAGAACGTTGCAACATAGAGGTTGTGCAGCATGACCGTTAAACGCTACCATTGCTGGCATTGCGATGCCGAATACACAATGCGCTGGGACATGAACGAAGAATACTACGAAGCCCTGTACTGTGCATTCTGTGGTGAAAGCATAGACGATGACGACTACAGAACCGACGAAGAAGAGTGACTGGCGGTTCCAGGGTCAGCTGTTTGATGATGCTGCTGATTGGTTGGGCTTTGTGTATGTCATTCACAACACCAGGGATGATCGAAGATACATAGGCAAGAAGCTGTTCAAGCAGACCCGCACAAGAATGGTCGGAGGTCGACGTCGGCGCATGACCACAGAGTCAGACTGGCGCGCATACTGGGGATCAAATCCGCATGTTCACGCAGACAGAGACAGATTGGGCGTGGATGGCTTTCACAGACAGATTGTCTATCTGGTACGATCAAAGGGCGTGCTGAGCTATCTGGAAGCAAAAACGCAATTCGATGCCCATGTGCTGTTGCATCCTGACAGATTCTACAATGGCATCATTAACTGTCGCATCAATGCTACGCATGTTCGCAGCATTCAGGACATAGCATGTGATCAACAATGCCTTGAGGAAATTCATCATGCAAAGACATTTTTTGGAAACCCTGGGATGGGTTGAGGATTGCATGCCGCAACGCATGCTACGATCACTGCAGACCTGGTGCAATGCACAGATTGCACAGAACTTCGCTGGCCTGCAGTCCCGACGTCAGGGTCTGGTGGGCCAGATCGAACACGAGTACGACGTACCCTGGGCAACGTGGATGAGCATCGAACCCTGGATCATGAAACTGGTGCAGAGCTATGCAGACCCTGAATTGACTCCGAACTTCGAAGGTTGTCGAACCAGAACTGGTCTGCAGCCCTGGATAAACTTTGCTAAACCCGGAGAATACAATCCCCTGCACGTACACGAAGGCAGCCTGAGCTGGGTGCTGTGGATCAACATTCCTCCACAAAAGCGGCCCGTAGCAGACAGCGTATTAGAGGGTCAGGTACGAAACCGAAGCTACTTTGGCTTTGTATGGGCCAGCACACGCAATGGTCTGGGTCTGGCTCAACGAGCTCTGGACGTTGATTCTGACTGGATGGGTCGATGCATAGTATTCCCCAGTTGTCTGTCACATCATGTACAGCCCGCTAGTCACGAAGCAGGCTATCGCATCAGCATGGCTGGCAATGTGTGGTGATGCTCTGAATGAGAATGTATTCGCAATAACTGTGATCGCACTCTAGACAATAGGGGTAAACCATGGGCAGAAAGCGGAGAGAACCCAGAACATGTCCCCGATGCGGTATCATACACCAGCTACGTGGACCGTACTGTAGCCAGAGCTGCGGCAACGTACGCGAGTATACGCCCGAGCTACGACAGCAACGCAGCAACGCAGCGCGCGCCTACATGCAGGCCAATCCCGACGTAGCGCACAATCTGCAGAACATCCGACAGCTGCAACAGTCAAGCAACGGAGACATACGCACCTTCGATGACTGGATGGTCGTACCGCCCCTTGACGACGATGATGAGCTCGCTGACTGGGACGTAAACAGTTACTGAGAACGCATTCTCAGCAGGCACCCAGAGATGCTTTGGCTTAGTAAGAACGCATTCTCAGCATTTCCCACCCAAACCAAAGACCCTTTGCTTGACTCGGGTATAGAACGGTGCTATAATCGTAGCATGTTAAGTGATAAAGGCCAAGTTCAAATGCAAGCTACCAGTTCCATTAAGTTCGATGCTCAAAGTCGACAGTTCTATGCGTTCGTAGGCAGTAAGAAAGTGCGCAGCACCCGCAGAGAATACGTTGAAATGCGCATCCTGCAGCTGGGTGGCAACATAGCACCCCAGGCTACGACAGCTGCCGTGAGTCAGGCAGCCACAGAGAGCTTTGGCATTACGGAACGCTTTGGCTTCGTAGAGCAGATGGTGCAGATGGTAAGCAGCCGTACCATGGCAAGTGCCATTGTCAGCGGTCCGGGCGGATTGGGCAAGACCCATACCGTGTTGCAGAGCCTTAGAAAGGTCGGACTTACAGATGTTACCGACATGGCTGACTTTGAGGTTGGGGCTAGAGTGAACCGCAGTCGTAGCTTCAGAGTCATCAAGGGCTTTAGCACAGCCAAGGGACTGTTCCGTAGCCTGCAGGAAGGCAATGGCATGACCCTGGTGTTCGATGATTGCGACAGCGTGCTCAAGGATCCCGTAGCGCTCAACCTGCTCAAGGGAGCCCTGGATAGCTACAGTGACCGTTGGATTTCCTGGAATGCAGATTTGAAGGACGACGATCTGGATCGTACCTTCAAGTTCACGGGATCGATCATATTCATTACCAACCGCAGTCTCAACGACATTGACCAGGCCATCCGCACCCGGGCCATGTGCGTGGATCTAACCATGACTGCAGCTCAGAAGCTAGAGCGCATGACTACGATTGCCGGTAGTGCAGAGTTCATGCCCGAGGCTACGGATGCCGAGAAGACCGAAGCCCTGGAGTTGTTGAAGAGCTTTGTTGACAGCGTAGAGACCCTGAGCCTCCGCAGCCTGATCCAGGTTGTGAAGATTCGTCAGACCGCTGGTGATAACTGGAAGAACTTTGCCCGTTATGTCCTGACCCAGGGCGCCTGAGCCTAGGCTTGACAAAGGTTGGAAACGGTGCTAGAATCAAGGTTATGATGATAAAGGAAATTGCGATGAGAAAAATCATGGGTACAGCAGGTCTGATTGTGGGTATGCTGGTGTTGATCGGCATCGCTGGTCATGTTACCGAGCTAGGTCCCGAGGCTGGCATCAACGAAGCGCTGAATGTGCTGGCAACCTTGCTGGTCACGGGCTGTCTGATCAATCTAAGCTGGTTCATGATAGAACACGACGTCTAGGCTGATATCCAGCAGGTCGGGAGATCTGCTTGGAAAAAAGTGCTTGTAAATCAATGACTTAGCTACGGGGATTTCTGTGTTTTTCATGAAAATCCTCTGAATCTACGTTTGCTTAGGGGCTAGTGTATCAAGCCCCATGCAGGAACATTTGAAGCCAAGCAAACACGGGGATCATTATAGATGTTAAAAACCCCTTGATTTGACTCTGGTATAGATTGGTGCTAGTATGTAGTTGTGGTTCGAATCCGACACGGAGGGGTGGACGGCGGGGGTTCTTCGCAAAAACGCATTCTGTGCAAAGACCCGTTGCTTGACTCTGGTATAGATTGGTGCTAGACTGTATGTTATGATGACAAAGGAAATGAAAATGATCCGCGATACCGTATATGTTAGCCCATTCTTCGGACACGTTTGCCGCATCCCAGCAGCAGCTGTCAAGACCTACATGGAGCGTGATGCAGCCCTAACCAAGATGCGTGAGCTGGGTGGAATTCATGCAGCTCCCAGTCCTGCGATGCTGAAGCTTCGTGCTAAGATGCTCCGCTGCAAGCGCCGGATCGAGCGCGAAGGCTGGTACAGCGTAATCCTCTGAAAGACCCGTTGCTTGACTCGGGTATAGATTGGTGCTATAATCAAGACATGTTAAATAAGAAATTGAAGGAAAAGCCGATGTTCGAAAGTCGTTATGGAATGTTCAGTGCCGAAGGTGATGAAGCAGTGTCAAGAGTCATTGACACCGCAAAGAACTTCAACATGACCTGGGACCGGGTCGTTGATTTCATTGACAGCATTTGCACCATGCGTCCCAATGTACGTGAGATGCGTGACACCGCAGTGCTCGAAGAAATCTTCGACGCCATTGGCTACGACGAATCCGTTGACTTTTACCAGTGAGATTGACGATGTCTAGAATGAAAGACCTATACATGGACATCATGGAAGAGCTTGAGTTAGCTGAGCTGAATTTCCATGAGATTGCAGCCAAGTTTGGTGTGACCCATGAAGATGTCTGCATAGTCTGGGATGAGCTCAGCCTGCAGCATGAAGAACTATTGTCAGATCGTCACAGGCCCATAGAGGCTGACGCAAGCTGGTACGATCTCGAATACTAGAATGCAGGAGCAACCATGGGAATGTGGACCACAGAACTTCAGGACGAGATGAAGACCGTCGTAGCCGAGCTCAGTAACGCCAGCCAGGCCTGCTACGGAAACCACAGTTATGCTGCGGGTTACCTGGAAAGCGTTGTCGTAGACCTGCTTCGACACGCACCCAAGCGTCGACAGCGAGCGTTAATCAGCGACCTGTGTCGAGTCTCCCAGGAGCTCAGAGCTCGGGCTCAGAACCATGTATAAGGTTCAGCTCATAAACTTTGGTACGACCCGAGAGTTTCAGACCCTGGAAGCTGCTCTGACCTGGGCTCGTTCCACGGGTTTCGAATGCAGCATCTGGGCCGGATCTGAATACTTGCAGATGGTTAGACCCTAAAGACCCGTTGCTTGACTCGGGTATTCGAAGGTGCTAGAATGATTGTTATGGTGAAGACGAAACCGAACAGACAAATTGCAGAGGGTAGTCCGAAGCAGATGAGTTTCGTTGGATCCAGCCAAGCAATTGGTGCTGGGCAAAGAAATTTTACAGCGTAATCAGGAGCTCGTCCATGCGTAATCGTCTAGTCGTAGGTCTAAAGAATAGCCAGAAGATCCGAGTCATCGTCAATGGCGTAGCGTTTCACACCACAGTAGCTGGTGCCCTGGAAGGCATGACGTTCGTGGATCAGCGTCTCGCAGTAAGCCATGTTCTGACCGAGCTGGGCTTGGGGCAGTTCAACCATACCGATCGACCCATGGGCATAGCCAAACCCGTCCGAGTCTACAATCACAAGAATGAGCGTGTTACCATAGATGTTCAGGTTGATTTAGTCTAGGAGCAGATATGGACTTTCTTATTCGAGCGGAAAAGTATGCTGAGGCCCGAGGCCACGATGCCTTTTTCAAATGGATCTATGTGAATCACCGCGAATCCAACGGAGTCACGGATAGTGTGTGGAAATCATTAAGTTATCTTTATGGTGATGACGTGGCTCATGGGCTAGAATTCCCTGAATACCCCGTTGCTTGACTCGGGTATTCGAAGGTGCTAGAATACATGTATGATGAATAAGGAATCCAAGATGACCATAGACCCGGATGTTCGTAGTTACGCCCTAGACCTGGTTGCCCAGGGTGTCGTAGACACAGAAGTGTTGCTCAGAGCCTGTTTGGGCTACATGAAAGCCGATGATGTAGCTCACATGCTGGACCTCAACGAACTCAGCCCCCGTTTCATGTCAGAGGCTATCGAAAATGTCTGACCAGATCATTACTAGAGTCATTAAGTATTTCACTGATGCTGGCGAAGCAGGCTTCGATCGTGAAGCCAGTCCTGGCAACGGAAGCTATTACGTAGCCCTCTATGATGGAAGCTACGATGCTACAGGCTTCGACACTCTGGCCGAGGCCATTGAGGAACTTCGATACGCTACAGAATGACCCGTTGCTTGACTCGGGTATTCCCTGGTGCTAGAATAGTGGTATGGTAAACAACAAGGAGCAAGCGATGAACGAACGAATTAGACAACTTGCTGAACAAGCGGGTATTCCTGCCATCGACGGTGTATGGGACTACAATGACAGAAATCTTTTAGTAAAAGATGGCGGTGAATGGCGGACGGCTGTGCCATCTGAAATCATCGGCACCATGATCAACTCTGAAAAAGGACTCGAAAAGTTCGCAGAGTTGATTGTAAAGGAATGTGCCGAAATTTCAGAACAAAGTCAATGGAGTGAAGCCAAGGGCGAATATTATGAAGGCTTTAATGAGGCTATGATTTATGTTTCCAATAAGATTAAAGAACATTTTGAGATTAGTTAATGAATAACGACAGCGACCAAACTATGAAACTAGTGGGGATGTACGACGCCCATGTCATCACCTGCCCCAAGCATGGCGAACACCCGCACTGCATCATCAGCAACATCAAAGGCCACGAAGGTGTGTGGTGTCAGATTTGCTGGCTGGAGAGCCTTGGCACGCCATTTCCCATGCAAAAGAAACGACTGCCTTTTGGAGATGGAACATGAACCCTAATCCAACCTGTGAGTTGAATTGTAGATTTATATATGGGCACGTTGCCAAAAAGATTCCTAAATATTTAGAAATTGAATAATGAATGATGAAAAGCTATTAGAGCTGGCTGCTAAAGCTATAGGTGAGCCCTACTATGAACATGTGCCTGGTGGCGGACTATATTTGTCTAATGGGGTGTATTGGAACCCACTCACCGACGACGGGGATGCGCTGCGGCTAGCGGTGAAGTTAGAGGTGCAGGTTGTCATTCCTGGCGACAACAAAGATGTATATGCTGGAAAACTCTTGTTTGACGCTTTTGAGCCAGTAAATGGGGACCCCTACGCCGCCACCCGCCGAGCCATCGTCCGCGCTGCTGCCGATATGGCAAAAGCAGAGGGTTGGGTTCAATCGTGAACCCACGAATTAAACAACTTGCTGAACAGGCTTGGATTGATACTGAGGAAACCTTTGGTAGCTTTGTTGATGAAATTGGTGAAATAAATTATACTTTTCTACATGCCTATGACCAAGAGTTCGCCCAGCTAATTATTTTGGACTGCCTAGAAATCTGCAAACAGCGAGAGCAAGCAAATCTTTATGGTGTTAAAGAGGCACTGGCCACAATTAGGGAACATTTTGAGGTTGAACTATGATGGAGTTTTTTGTAATTGTTAGCAGCTTTTTAATGCTTTTGCTTAGCATTATGTTGGTGTTTGTATTTGACGACTTAGTGTTAAATAAACATTTTACCAAGAAAGTACATAAGCTACTAGGAGTCGACGAGTGAACCCACGAATTCGAGAACTGGCTGAACAGGCTGGGTTTATTCCGGGTATTATGGGTCTGAACCGATTCACTTACTTTGATCCAGAAAAATTCGCCGAGTTGATTGTGAGAGAATGTATGGATCTCTTGGAAGATTACACAACAGACGTCAACGTGGGTGGTATTCAATATAACGTATTGAGTGCCGATGAGACTTTGCAGAAACATTTCGGAGTTGAACGTGATTAGGTGGTACTGGCACAAGTTTATGCAGCATATTGGCTACAGAAAAGTCTGGTACTTTCCTACCCGACACATGTCAGGCCTAGGTGACTTTTGGTGCTGGGAATACAGACCTGACCTGAAGAAGGGTGTGTATTGCAGCAGATGAACTTATAGTAATACCCCTTCACTTGACTCGGGTATTGTTTGGTGCTATAATTCAAGTATGTTAGATAAAAAAGGAACTGCAATGCGTATCATACGAGACCTGGGGCTAGTTCGAGTCATCAGTCTGCAACACGATCCCCGTCGTCACGGAGCGGACATAGTGGTTCAGACCCGTGAAACTACTGATTCAGACTGGGTCGTAGCCTGCAAATTCAACAGTTTTACTTCGGACAGTGCGTATACCAATGCTGTCGAAGCAGCCTTCGATTGTGTCAGGGAGCTGGCTCATAAAAAAGCTCGAGCTTTTGCTTGACAACCGGTTGTGCTGGTGCTAGAATCGTAGTTATTCAAAATCCAAGGAGTTCGTCATGGCCAAGTTATTGATTGTTACCCAGGTTCTGGAAAATTATGGTTCTGAGGATAACCCCTGGTGGAAAGCCAAGGGCGGCAGCGAGTACGTCATTAAAAACTTTACAGCCTTCAACGCTGTCAACGCTACCGTGCAGAGTCTACGTCATGAAATCGAAATCGACAATCCCCTGTACTCTGAGTACATCATCAGCTGGGAAGTGGTTGCCGACGACTACCTGACCGACTTCGAACGTAGCCAGCTGGTGTACGAGGGTCGCATAGACTTCCCGGCCCAGGAACTTAGGATCACAGCATGATGAGCAACGAATCTCAGGCAAGATGGCATGCCACCAAGATAATCTGGACATACTTTAGCATCTTAGCGGCGTTATTGGTTATAGGCTATATCGATTTATTTTATATGGCTGTTGCAGTGGTTGTGATGCTTGCTTTAATCATAGCCATTGCCATATACAGGGATGCCTACCATGATAAACTATGGGAGTTGAAGAGAAGTGACCAATCAAGAACTGATTAGTGCCCTCGATGGAGACAAGCAATGAGCCTGGACATTCGTCTCATGGTCATGCGACCCACTGCTATCTTTGATGAAAACATTACCCATAATCTGGGCCCTATGGCCAGTGAGGTAAAATTGGACCATGGACTGACCCTGTACAACATTCTCTGGCGTCCAGACGAATGCGAACCTCCCTTGCACAAAGCCAGCGACATCGCAGAGCTGCTGGACCAAGCCCTGAATATTCTGATTCAGGACAAGGATCGTCTTAAACAGTATAATCCGGTGAATAGTTGGGGCAATTACTATAGTCTGGCCGAACTGGTGATTAAATACAGAAATGCTGCCAGAGCAGAACCCCAGGCTGATATCGAGGTTTGCCGATGACATATACCATACACATCAGACGTGGTCGATTGGTCATAGATGATCCGCAACGACGCTGTTACAATGGCTGCTATTTTGCATCACACATGGAATGGTCTGACTGGGAACCATGGTTTCAAAATGATTTTTATGCTACCCGAGAAGCAGCAGAATATACAGCTCGATTATTTGAACGGGATGACCAACAGTTTAAAGTTGTGGAGGTAGCAGCATGAACGAACGAATTCGACAACTGGCTCTTGAGGCTGGATATCAAGCAGATATGTTTGGCTTTGGCCATTGGGACCAGCCCGAATGCCAAAAGTTTGCCCTGTTGATTGTCAAGGAATGTGCTGATGTGGCTAAAGAAACAAGATGGGCTGTGCCTCCTAGCCAAGAGCAGATTGCCAGAGGAATCCAACAACATTTCGGAGTTCGAGAATGACGGACGGTGACCGGGCCGGTTGGTGGGCCGTTGTATATCTACTTATGGTAGGTGCGGCCGCTTACTTTACCATGTTTATGGTCATTTTCAGTTTTATTAAACAAATGTTTTGGAGTTGATAATGAGCCAAGAATTTATCCGTAGTCAGGTAGAGTATTATAGAAAGCATTTGAACTGTGGTTCCAGTCGAGACTGGAATCTAATTCTGGGACTATATCATTATTATAAAGGATTACTTAAATGAACAAACGAATTCAAAAACTTTTTAACGAGGCTGGTTTTCATCAGCCGGAAATGGAACGACTTGGTATTGAAGACAAGTTTGAAAAGTTCGCCCAGTTGATTGTTATGGAATGTGAGCGGGTAGTATGTGATAAGTTTGATGAGACTGAACCGTGGATGTATCCCGGCGATTTGATGAAACACTTTGGTATTAATAAAGAAGTAAAAAATGACAACGATTAAAAATCCATTTCCCGGTGTTACTCGCTTAGAAAACGGTGATATTGTTTATGAGGATCATATCTGGTGGAGTGAAGAATATTACAACGCCGGTCGTAATCCAATTAGTGTAAACTTTGACGATCCCGTCAATTGTAGATTTACTTTTGATAAGGATGGAAACCTTAAAAATGTGGAAATGAAGAATGAACGAACGAATTAAAGAACTAATTGAACAAGCAACAGAATCTACAGGCTTCTTGACCGCAGGCGATAGTGTTAAACCTTTACCCGTAAGAGAATTTAATAAAGAAAAGTTCGCCGAGTTGATTGTTCGGGAATGTATTGCTATCTGTAAAGATGTAGATGGCGAAGATAACATTGATGCTAGGTCAGGTAGACATGATTGTGCTGTAGAGATTCAAGAACATTTCGGAGTTGAAGAATGAACGAACGAATTATTAAACTAGGATTAGAGTCTGGAATGCTTATTC